GTAGGTCGGGCTGACCTGTATACGCTCTGTGTTAGCGCCATCAAAAATAGTTAGCCATTCGCCCGGCACAATACCGGTCGCGTCGTCAACAGTAATACTCGATACGCCGGCGTTAGCCTGAACATCGAAACTCGTATTCGCGTAACCGTTGATGTAGGTGTATTGCGCGTAAGCGTAGCGGCCCTGCGACACCGGGAAACCAAACGACAACGGACCCTGCGACGACATCGTCTGTGGCATCTGCGCGTAAGGGTAAATCAGAGTCTGCTCCTCCAGCCAGCAGACGCTAGGGTCCGGAGCCGACCACATCTCGTTCGGGGTAGCGCCGAGGCTAATCGCGCTCACGCTCACGATAGGGAAATACTTCGGGTGGATAGCGACCGTTCCGTCGTTACGGAACCGAACCCGCTGCTGCTCCGTATCGACCGTAGCCGAAAGGACCTGATTACAATACTGGTCAATCCAACTAGAGGCGCGTGTAATCGCGTTACTCAACTCCGCGTCCTGCGCCGCCTGATTACCACCAACAACAAGGTTGCCGTAGTCCAACGCGGTAGGCGCGTTCTTGAACTCCTGCAACGACAAGTAAGGCTTAGAAACCTGACGGCTAATCGGACTAATCGCGGTAGTCATTCTTCACTCCACACTTCGGGCAATCGAACGCCTTAAACAAACTTACAAAAGAACACGCCGAACAACCATAACCCGGCACATTCCCGAACGAAGCATCAGACGCTACGACCATACCTTCCGATACGGCTTGCTTCAAATGCTTACTGTTCTCAATGTTGATGAAACCCGACTTATCCGCGTCATACTTAGTCGTGCCGCGTTCCGTCGTAACATCAATCCCCTTCACCCCAGTAGGGCCAAACAACTTCGCCACAATAAATCCTTCCAGTTAGGCGAGAAGGGAGGCGCAAGAAACCAAGTAACTCACGCCTCCCTCCAACGGTTAGGCTATTACGCCGACTTGATACCGGTTACAATACCGTTCCAAGCAGGAGCGTAACCCACCAGAGTACCGCGCCAGTAGGTGCTGAACTCGTAAGCGAACTGGGTTACAGGCCACTGAATACCCATGTAGTCCTGAACATTGAATACCGCCCAGACATCCGAAACCTCGGTGTCAGGGATAGGCAAGGTGTAGGACATGACAGGGGCAACACCCTGTGGCAGCCATGGGTGGACGGTCAGGTCAACCAACTTACCGGTGATTTCGTTGTGAAGACCACCGATAACAGCGCCACCAACATAGTCGCCCGACTCACTCTGGGTGAGGTTCAGACGGTAGTTAGCGGTGCTGCCGTTCTTGATTGCGTCCGACAACTGCTTGCGGTCTGCACCGTTCAGCAGGATTTCGTCTGGGTCAGCCTTTACGGTGTCCCACATGGTACCGAATACGGTCTGGAACTCCACGCCCGGGTTGCTGGTGCTGAACTGGCTGTTGGCCTCGTTCACGACGCCGCCGCCCGAGATAATCTGTGGAATGATACCGTCGTAACCGGTTGCGTATGCCGACGAGTCAACGGTCGGTGCGGTGCGAGTCGAGGTAGTCGAGTAGATAATCTCGTCGTTGGTCGACAGACCGCCAGCGCCGTTTACTACACCCTGAAGCGAAGTGAAGCGGCCCTGATACTTAGCGTTAGCGTTACCGGTAGTGGTTCCGATGTAGACATTGGTTCCCAGAGCGCCGGTCACATTGTTGACGGTTACGGTCAGGACATTGCCCGAGGTAACAGCCAGCGACTGGACGGTCGAAGAAACCGACTCACCGAAAGCACCAGCATCGCTGGTTGCGTAGACATAGTAGGTGGTAGCCGACAGAGCGACCTCACCGTTAGCGGCTGCGCGCTGACCGAGGGTTACGGTAGGAGCGGCAAGCGCACCCGACAGACCCGAAGCGGTTCCACGCGACATCAGCATCATACGCTCCTCCATCAGCATCGAAGCGTAGAGGGTGCTGGTCGACGACAACTGGCGCAGGTCCTGATAGCCAAGGCCCGAGAAGTTAGCGTCGAACGACACGCTGTCCGACAGCGAGTAACTGAAGTAAGGGAATACGACATCGTCAGCGGTGTACGAAATCTTTGGACCGCGCTCGTAAGCGATGCTACCGAAGGTGGTAGTGGTCGACTCCGAGATACCCGGCCAAATCTGACCCTGACCACCGGTGCCAGTACCGGTGTAACCGGTGATGCGCTTGATGCGGTGGCTAGTACCGACACCCTTCTTACGAGCAATCTTGTTGCGTAGTGGGGTTGGTCGTGGGGTCAGCAGTTTCGCTGGGGCCTCAAGGTCGAACGCTGCGAACGACGACGAAAGAGGGTTAGTAAGGGTGATGTCCTTGATGATGTCTGCCGAAGCGGTGCGCTGCGCGGCGAGAGCCGAGTTCAGAGCGCCGAGTGCGTCAGCGGAAATACCCTTGTTGGCTACGAGCGACTCAATCTGCGCGACTGGGTCGGCCGAAGGAGCAACACCCGGAGTGGTGCTTGCGTTGTTGAACGACTTGTTCAGTTCGGACTGATACTCGTCGAACTTCTGCGCCGCCTTCTTAGCGGTCACATCACCGAATAGGTCGGTGGCCTTTGGCATCTGTGCCATTATTTTTCCTTTCGTGCCTTGGCTTCGAAGTCCTCGGCCATAGCCTTGTATCCGTCAGCGAGAACCTTGTCCCCGGTGGCGGCGGCCTTAGCGCGATACTCTACTGCCTTAGCGAAGAAATCGTTTGTGGTGAGTAGCGGCTTCTCGGTTGCGGTCCGCTTAGGCCCGCCTGTGGCCGCCTTCGCCATAGCGCCTTCAAGGTCCTGCTCCAACTTACTTGCCTTCGCCTTCTCCGCCTCAAGCGCGGTAGTGAGGGCTGCAATCTCGTCGGTTACAGAAGCCTTAGCGGACGCTACGGCCTTGCTGATGATGAGGTTTACCTGCTCGTCATCAACGGTCACACTCTTAGCGACATCACACATGCACTCGTCTACGGACTTGTTGCACTTGTCGCACATCTTGTCTTCCTCCTCGGCGTCGGCCGACAGGAAAATACCGGCTTCCTCTAGGGAAGGCTGGTCAGGGGTTACGCCCGGGACTTCACCCTCGGCTACTTCGCCCTCGTACCAGTGGGCTAGGTGCTTGGCGGCGCGTAGGAGTTCCTTGATGGAGTCGCGCTCGTCGTGGCCTTCCTTCATTTCCTGCGCCTCAACCGAGATAAGGTCAGCAATCGCACCGACCGCGGTGTCGAACGCGCCTTGGTCGAACTTGTTGACGGTCGCTAGGAGGCCCTTAGCGGCTTCCAGAATCTGAGTTTCGGCACTTACCTCAACCTCGTCAGCCGGAGCCTCTACCGGTGCTTCTACGGCTTCCGCTGGCGCTTCTACGACCTCGGCCTCAACCTCGTCAACGACTACTGGAGCCGCCTCCTCAATCGGGGTTTCCGGCTCAACGCTCTTAGCGGCCCACGACGAAGAAGCAAGTTCGCTCGGGGAAGGAATCATTGTCTGGTCTACTGCCATTAGTTCACCACTTTCCATCGCCTTTGCGATAGTCATTTTTGCGCTTGGGTTTGCTGGACGGTCCACCAGCGAAATCTCTACAATCTGGCCATCAACGATACGGCCACCGGCAGCCTTGACATCGCGGATAACGCGAGGCCCGCGGATACCAATACTGAAACCCTGAAGGACACCCGCCTCAACCTTCTTGACGGATACCGGGTCCACGACGAGGGCCTGAATGTAATGCCCGTCGGCCTTCTCCTCGTAGTCGGTAGCGACACCCGCAGCGATGTTGCTGTGCTGTTCACGAATGTTGCCGCCGGAAACGAACCAGTCAGGCATAGCCTTACGGAGCCAGTCGTTGTCGCAAATCTGCTGGTCGACATCTAGGGTTTCGTCGGTAGCCTTACCGTAAACCTTTAGAGTGCCGTCGACCTGCTTCTCGCTCTTGACGATGGAAGCGTAGCCGTAACCCATTTCTGCCATAAAGTGTCCTTTACGATTAGTTCAGTCTTATCTTACGACTACTACTGCCTACAAGCCATCACGCTGAATAGATGATGGATACCGCGCCAGCCGCCGTACCGCCGGTAGAGATTGCGTAGACTTCGTCGCCGGCGTTCAGCCAGAGTTGGACGCTACTGTTGCTGGCGAGTACGGACCCGCCGTTAGCGCCTACGGCTACGGTCACATTCGCGTCGCCGATGTAGATTGGCTGGTTGTCGCGGTTATAGATTTGCACCGCGGTATAGCCGGAGCCGGTTGAGGTCTTAACAATACGCGTCGCAATAGTGTTGACGGTAGCGTTCAAGTGAACCAAAGCCATTAGAGTTCTACTTTCCAGACCGGTGCAGTTTCTTGGCCGAGTAGCCATTGCGCCATTAGCCGGTGGTGGCCGTCCAAAATAATCATACGACTGCCATCGTCGCCGACGATAGGTAGGCTACGGAACGGGGTGAGCGCCTGACCCATTGCTTCAATGTGTTTCTCTACGCGTTTCCGGCGGAGGTAGGGGTCAGTACCGACGAGGTCGCCGAGGGTTACGATTACCTGCACCGCGGTATCCCACAGGTTTGGGTCTACGGTTGGGGCCGGTGTCGTAGCCCATGGGGATTCTACATACTTCTCTGCGCGTTCGCCGAGGGTGGGGTCGGCGGGGTTGGGGAGGATAGCGAGGCGGGAGAGTGCGCGTTCGACTTCGGCGGGGCCGGGAACACCCGCTTTAGTAATCGACTTAGCGGATAAGGTTGCCCAGCCAGCGTCAAAGCGTTCCTCATAACCGTCCGGCCAATGCGTGATGTCTTCGTCTAGCCGGTTATCGGCTATGAACTGAGAGAAGTAGCGTTGATACGCGGCGTTATCGAAACTCATTTAGGAACATCCTTCATACCGAACCATCTAGTGCCTACCAATAATTCTTTACCAACACTCTCGCCTTTAGCGTTCTTAGCCATAGCAATCTCGGCTGGCGTGGCCCATTGGTTTGAGTATTTATTATGTCCAGCGAATCGGTCAAGAATGCTTTTGATTTCTGGGCCGGCTACTTCCGGGTCGCGCCAATAGTATCTCTCTATCGAAGTTATGACTTCACCCGGTACGCCGAACGCGTATTCGTAATCGTCCCAAGTGAAACCGGCCCTAGCCCAAGTGTAGCCACCGTTATCCATAGCGGCGAAAACTGTGATTCTTTCTACGCCGAGTGCGCGGTAATAGTCGTTGCTGTAATTATTGAACGCTGTCGCGAACCCTTTATTGCGGTAGTCCGGACTTAGATACAAGAAATCGTGTTTAGCGGTTTTCTCGTTGAGGTCAATAATGCGAGTGAGGGTGCCGGCTTTTTTACCGTTAGACATCACACTTGCGGAATAACTAAGTTCGTTCCCGCCGCGGCTGAAACGAGGGTTGATGTCAGCCAGCGTGAAGTCGCCGTGTTTGAACTTGTCGAAGTGTTCGACGACCGTAGTTTCGATTTCGCTTCGGGTCATTGAATCATAGTCAATAGTGGGGAAGGCCGCCGGCGCTATGTCGTCGATAGCGTGACTACTGTCAGCAAAGTCCTCCATGCCCGAGTCGAGGCTATTGTCTTCCAGCGGCACAACTGGCAAGTCAGCACCATCATCAACAACCGGGACTAGAGTGCAGCGGCAGTTAGGGTGCGCCGGTGGCTCCGTATCCCCCGAATCAAAAGCCTGACCCAACGGAACACGCTGCCCGTCCAGCGGCGCGCAAATCTCCTCGCAAGGGTCCATACCCAACCATTCGACCTGCTCCACACCAAACTCGCCATACTGGTCCACCGACGCGACCATCATCGCGCGGGCCATCTCCGTAGTAGCAATAGTCAAGGCGCGGGCCGGGTCAGCCGCGAGGCGGTCAATGTTGCTGGTAATGAACTCACGCGCTACCGACGCCGCCGTATCTCCGCCGCGTAAAGCGTCAGCGAGGATAGTGCCGACGCGGTCATAGTTAGTTGACGCAATACTACTGATGGCTTGCCCGCGGCGCTCCAATAGGGCGCGTAGGCCTCCCGGTGGCCGGACTAAGTATTCACCCGGGTGGTTGCCCGGCTTCCAGTTATTCCAATCAAACCCGACATAATCGTTCAGGTTAGGTCCGGCAGCCTTCTTGAAGGTCCGTTGCGCTAAATGGCTACGCGCTGAATCCACGCCGAGCGTCCAGCCCGTACCGTAAATCTGGCGGAGCGCCGCCTCCAACGGTGCAGGATTGAAGCGAACATTATGCCTAGCCCATGCGCGGGCCGCAGCCGGGGTGACTTCTTTCGGGTGCGTAGCCAGAAACGCTTCCGCAATAGCGGTCGGGTTCAATCCCGCTACTAACGCTTCCCGGATTAGGTCCGCTGCGTCAGCCGCCGACCGTAGCAACGCTCCGTCAATACGGTCCTCAAGACTCACCCGAGATACCTCTCCGCATACCAGCGAGCGCCTTCGTAATCTTCGACGGCTACGAACTTGTTGAGGGTCTGCGCGTAAGTAGCCGGCAAGTGACGGAACTCGAACTCGCGGCTCGGGGATTTACGGAGCCAACGAATAAACGCTTTCGCCTCATCGCGGGCCGCCTTATCTACCGGCTCCTCCTCGGCCTCCACCGGGGTTTCCGTCGGAATAGGTTCAGCACCCTCCGGCGCGACCGGCTCCGGCTCGGCTGGAGCCTCTGGGCTAGTCATAGGGTAGGCGTAATCACCCATACCGTTACCGGTCTGGACCGGGACTAGGCCCTCGTCCGTAACGAAGAACGCGCCAGTCGGTAACACGATTAGCGGCTGGTCGGCTTCCGGTGCGTCGATTAGCGATAGGCCCTTAGCGGAGCGGCGTTCGTTGAGGCTGATACCACCGTTCTTCGCTTCGATGTCGGAGGCCTGTGCGGAGGCGAGGTCGTCGCCACGCTTGCTTGGCATTAGGCGGAACTCCAGTTCGCGCGGCATACCGAGGAACACATACGACAGGTTCGACAACTGGGTGGAGAGCCAGTTCTGGAACGGGACCTGACCGGCTACTTCGCTGGTTTCGGCTTGACCGTCGTGGACTGCTGCACCACCGAGGCCGGTTTTACCGACGAAACCGATTTCGGTCGGCTGGATACCGAAGTGTCCACAGATGGAAGTGATTAGGTATTCGTCTAGCGTTGCGGCAAAGCGTTCGCCATAGCCTTCGAACTGGATAGGTTCGATACCGCTAGGGAGGATACGGGCGCGTTTACGCTGCTCGGTCTGGCCGGCGAGGTCGTCGTTGAAAACATTTTCGTAGGCGCGTAGCAGGTCAGCGTTGTTGCCGAAGTTAGCGTCGGTCTTGAAGATTAGGTCAGGGAGGACGCCGTCGGTGTATTCCTTACGGACCCAGTCTTGGCGGCGTAGGTAGATGTCGCCGAGGAGTAGGCCGCGCTCTACCGGACTGTAACCGTAGGTCGTGAAGGTGCGGCGGTTACGGACCATGTAAGCCAACTCGTCGCTACTGAACTCGCCGTCGGCTTCTACCGATTCGTCGGGCGCACCGAACTCGCTTCGTGGGAAACCGTAGAGGACCTGCTGGTAGGCGGGGTGTGGAGCCATTGGGCGCATACCTCGGTCGTCAATCAGCGGCTTGATGGTGGAGCCGTCTAGAATCTGGAGGCCAATCAAGTCACCCTTGACGGAGCGTTGCGGCCAGACAGCCCACGCGTCTAGGACAAGGATTTCCTCCATAGCCATAGTCAGCCAGTCCGTGAAGACGAGGCCGTTGCTGCGGTCGGGCATTTCCCAGAACTTGCGGGCGCGGTTGATTTCCTCGTTGAACTTCTCCTGCGCGATAGCCATAGCGCGGACGCGGTTCTTCTCACCGGTTTCCGCCATTACGGCTTCGACAGCGTCGTTACCGAGGACAATGTCCCAGTCGAGGCCCGCAGTCTTTTGCTTCAGGACTTCGATGCAGCGGCGGAAGATGTCTATCTGGTCGGCGGCGGCGCGTAGAGTCTTGAACGGGACGAGGCGCGTTTCCGTGATGTTGATGTTTTGTGCGACTTGGTATTCGTAGCGGCGTGGGTCCGGGCGGCCGTCAGGTCGGACCGGGTTGATTGCGCCGGGTAGGAGCGGGATACCGGGGGTGAACGGCACATTAGCCATGTTCGGGTCGCGTGGTAGGCCGACCGAGTTACCGTAGCCCGGGTTGGGGTTTAGTTGCTCGTTGCTATACTGCGTGACTTGAGGAGCGGCCTTGACGATTGCTCCGGCTAGACGCTCAACTGCTTTATCGAATACACCCAAAGTGCTGCTCCTTCGCTACACCAACTACGCCTCTATGCGTGGGGTTGGTTTGCCTGTCGGTTATGTTTCCAGCCTACACGCTATAACGGCTGGTGGCAGGTTTGGCATACCGTCGCTGATTTAGGGTTCGGCATACGGCATGAAGCGCAAAACTTAGCGAGCGCGGCGAGGCCCATCATCGAAGTCTGGTTGCTCATTAGTTCCGTCATAGCCCACACCATCGCGTCCATACGGTCCGGTGAGCCGGGTGACTCCTGCGTCCAGTTACACATTTGGTCCTCCAAATCCGTAAAGGCTTGCGTATGGTGGACGCGGTACTGCTCGTAGAGGGCCGCTACGGGTTCGGCGCGGAGTAACTTACCGCGGGTCGCGGTGACTTTCCGGTAACTGATTGCGGGGTCTACCTGCCGGAGTAGGAGTTCAATCATGTCGCCGCCGTTATTGACTTCACCGATTACGCGGTCAGCCGACCACCGGTGATAACAGTCCACGACTCGTCGCGCCCATTGTTCCGGGGTTCCGCGTAGGCTAGCGTCTTCCAGAATGTAGTAGTGGCCGTCCGGCGTGATACCCGCTACGACGATACCGGTCAAGTCGCTGTCTTCGCCGCTGGTTACGGCCGGGTCTACACCGACGACGATACGGGTTACGGGTGGGGTTTCGGTTACGCGGCCCGCCTCGATAATGTCGCGGGTCCAGAGTGCGCCTTCAACATCGTCGATGATTTCGCCGTAGAGTTCCTGCCGGCCGAGGCGTGTGCCTTCATAGCGACTTCGCATTTCGGCGAGTGCCGACTCCGATAGGTTAGCCGCGTTGTCGAAGGTGCTGCCGCGGATAACCCTGACATCGGGCCGGGCCGCGAGTTCTTTGATTTGCTTAGTCGGGCGTGGCGTAGTCGTGATTATGGTTTGCGGGTGGTCGCCGAGGCGGAGCGCGAACCGGTATTGGTCGAATGAGTCGTGGGTTTTGAATGACGCTAACTCGTCGAACCAGCCTCCGTGAAACTGGGGGCCGCGGAGTCGGTCCGGTTCCTCACCCGAGAACAGTTTGATACGGCTCTTGTTGGTGAGGATAATCTCGCCGTTGCTACGGTTGTAGTTCTCTAACGCGCCATACTCCCGGAGGATAGTCACGACGCCGGATACGCCTTCCGCGCAGGTGTCACGCGCGTCACCGAAAGTCGGGGCGACGATAGCCCAGCGGGTGTTAGGTCGGCTAGCGGCCTCGTATGCTATCCATTCGGCGGCGGTTCGGGTTTTGCCCCAGCCTCGGCCCGCGAGTACCAGCCAAGTATTCCAACTATTGTCCGGTGACGGTATCTGTTCCGGTCGTGCTTTCTGCTTCAGCCAGTTCACGCGGCGAGCCACCATCAAGGAGAGCGACGAGTCGGGCGACTTCAGCGTCGATGCTATCTCTGTCATAGGTGGTTACTTCCGCTTTCAGGTTTACTTCTTTCGGGGCCTCTAAGCCTAGTAGCCGGGCGCGTCGGTCGATTATGCGTAGGACTGCGTCTAAGGCCCTGATGTCGCCGTTGAGGGCTTTAGGCCAGACACCCATCTGGAGGCGGTCTAGACGGTCCAACTCCATGTCGCGTAGGTCTTCTAGTTTGGGTCGGATAAACCGGTTAGCGATGCGTTGATACGCTTGCCATGCGCCGCTGGGACTGGCGTAGCCTACGCGGTCAGCGATGTTCTGCCATGTAGCGCCGGCGCGACGGAGTTCTAGGATTCGGCTTTCGCGTTCCAGTTCGTCGGGTTCGGGTGCTTTTTCATCTGCCATAGGTTTCACTATACCTGCGTGTAAAGGACTGGTGTTGGGAGTGTTTTATCCCAGTAGTAGAGGGTGGTGGCGGGGGTGTTGAGGCGTTTCAGTATTTGTTTGTTGTCTTCGGTGAAGGCGGTTAGGCCGTAGTGGTTGATGACTTGTGTTTTGAAGTTGGCTGTGTTTTCGATGGTGCGGCTGGTGTTGAGTAGTAGGACGGCTACGCAGAGGTGGCCGTATGGTTGCCGGTGTATCCATTCTTCGGTGATGGCGCGGGTGTGGGGTTCGTCTTTGCGGGCGGAGATGGCGATGAATGGTTGGGTGGGTTGTAGTAGTGGGGTGGCTGTGTGATACCACGCGAGGAGTGCTTGTTTGCGGGCGGTTCGTTCGGGGCCGCTGCTTTTGCCCCATGGTTTGTCGGGTGCGGGTGGTTTGTCGGCGAGGACGCCGTCGATGTCGTAGCCAATCATAGGTTGAGTTCCTGCCATGGGAAGGCTGGGTGTGCGTTGCGTAGTTGTTTCTTGTGTAGTTCGGCTAGGTCTGTGTTGATGAGTGCTGCGAGGTCGGTGTGGTTTTTGGCGGGTGCGGTCCATGCGAGGCCGGGGTTGCCGATGGGTGCGGTGACGGGTGTGCCGGCGTTGAGTGCGTGGTAGGCGCGTCCGGTGCGGAAGCCTAGTTGGGCGTGTTTGTTGTCGTATAGGGCTAGGCAGATTGCGAAGCGGCTATACCAGTAGGCGCGTTGGTGTTGTTCGGGTGGGGTTAGTGGGGGTATGCCGAGTTCGGCCCATTCTTTGGGTTTGCCGGCGATGAGGAGTTTGGGGCCGAGGTAGCGTTTGATGAGGTTGGTGCGGCCGTTGGGTCGTCCGTAGTAGATTGCGGCTAACGCGTCTGGGGTTTGGTATGGGTGTTGGGGTAGGAGGCTGGCGAAGGGTAGGTCTATGACGCGGGCTGGGGTCGGGATTTTGAGTGCTTTGCGGGCGGCGTTGAGGTTGATGGCGTTGATGCCGATGGTCCAGCGTGACCAGTCCTCATTCGGTAGGGTGTGCCATGGGTAGGGTAGGTCGGGGTCGTCGCATAGGTAGAGGATTGGCCCGGCGTGTTCTTTGATGATGGCGTTGGTGAGGTTGTAGTCGTCGCGGTAGAAGGATAGGTTGCCGCCAGCGAACTCGATTATGAGTAGGTCTACCGGCTGGTAGGCGTCTGTGCGGAGGCCGGCTTCTTTACTGGGGTCGGTGAGGTTGTTCCAGTATAGGATTTCGTGGTTGCGTTGCCGGAGTTCGCGTAGGAGTGCTAGGCGTTTCTCTAGCCATGTGCCGCGAGCGCCGGTTTCGTTGTCGGTGAGTGGGAGTTTGCCGGCTGCGCGGCGGTATCCGATTTTCATTTGCCGACTTTGGTTTCTTCCTCACCGGTTAGGACTTTAGCCATGTGGGTTTCGCGTTCGGTGCGGGCGGCTTGGCCTCTAGCGGTTTCGATGGCGTAGGTGAAGCAGTCTTTCATTCCGCGTAGCGCATAGTAGACGATGCTGTATCGGTAGGCTCCTTCGCCGCGGGGTTCCATTGGGGTTACTCCGTGGACATACTTGTAGCCGGGGAAGAATAGGGTCCAGCCGTCGCGACACGCTACGACCGCGTCGTATTCGATGAAGTGTAGGTAGCCGCCGTTCATTTTGTTGCGGATTACGGGCATGACTGACCATGTCTCGAAGTTGAAGCCGTCGCGGTGGTATGGCAACTGGCTGGATTTGTTGATGACGCCGGAGGTCCAGAGTGCGTCGTCGGTCATTCGCCATTCGCGGTCGATACCGGATTGTTCCATTGTTGCGACATCGGCGTCGTATTGTTCCGGTGCGAACTCTTTATACATTGCGGCGAACTTGTCGGCGAAGCGGGCGATTACGGAGTGTTCGGTTGGTTGTTCGGCGGCGAGGCGCGTGGGTCGGCAGGATTCGCGTTGCTGCATGACTTTGCGTGGGGCCATTCCGAAGGTGCGTGACTGGTTGTTGAAGCCCATTCCGCTGCGGCGGGTCGTTCCGTATTTGATGTTGAGGACTGCTTTACGGAGTAGGTCTACTTCTTCTTCCATTGGGAAGTAGGCCATAAATGGTTCGTGGGTATCGGCGTCTGCGTAGATGCCGGGTTCGGTGATGTTGGCGTCTAGCGCGGTAACGATTTTGCCGACGGTTTGGGTGGCTTCGTCTGGGGTCATTACCCGCTTGACATAGTAGACGGGTAGGTCGGCGAGTTTCATTCTGGGGCCTTCTCTCCGTAGTGTTGCTCTAGTAGGTGGGTTAGTGCTTCCGCGTTGGTGGGAATGTTGTTGCTTTGACGGTATTCGGATAGGCGGTCGATTACCCAGACATAGGTGTCGTTGGGGTAGTCGAGGATTACCATTCGGGTTGCTTTTTGGTTGTAGCGTTCCGAGAGTTCCGAGATGGTGGGGATACGGGCTACATTGCCGCCTTCGGCTGGGTCTACGATGGCGTAGGTTCCGCGGTTGATGGCTTCCTCTAGGACTGGGGTTGCGGCTTCTTGTATGTCGGCGAGGAGGTCGTCTAGGTCGTCTTGGGTGTAGCCGGTGTGGGCTAGGTCTTCTATCTCGGAGAGGAGCGCGAGTAGGGCCTCGTCGTCGTAGGTTCCGAGGTCGCTGGAGCGGTTGTCAATAGCGACGATTTTCGCGGCGGTTTCGTCGTCTACATCTACATAGACTGCGTTGATGGTGGCCCAGCCGAGGGTTTGCGCGGCCTGATAGGTGTGGTTGCCGGCTAGGATTTCGCCGGTGCGCTTGTTGACG